TCTTCTTTAACGTTGATTTACCACGCTGTCTTCCGAAAATTTCTTTGAATAGGGCCTCTGGTATCTGCTCCGCTTGGGATATCACGATGACGTCTATGTTGCCTCCTAGGATCTTCTCAGGCTGGTCAAAGGCCCTGAAGCGTATAAGTGAGCCGTTTGGGAAGTGCATCTCTTTGGGCTGGATCTTGTGGACGTAGCCATTGCCCCCAAATAGCTCGTTAAAGTCGGATATGATCGTGTCGTCTAGCTGAGTGTATGTTTCCCTGATTACGGTGATCTTGACGCCTTTGTACTGTTCGCAGATTTGGAATATGGCTAATAGTACGGTCATGGTCTTGCCGGAACCGTACCCTCCCCATATTGAGAATTCGTCATAGGGGCTGTCGAGATTTACTGTGCCATCGTCATTAAAGATTGCTTCCCAAAACATGGTTAACTTTGGGTTTAATTCGACGTCAGAGACTTCAGGTTCCTGGTGTTCGGTAAGCGTATTTAACCCCTAGATAACCAATCGTTTTCTTGGTCTACCGCCTGGAATGGGTTGGTGGGCTGAGACGGTGTCTTGGGCTTTGTGAGACGTATTGCGGCGATAGGGTCTGCGTTGTTTCGCGAGAAGTGAGTTATCCGCATAATGAACATTACGACACCGCAGACGTATAGGGCGTTGACTGCGAGTAGTAGGACTGCGAGTAGTAGGGTTGTGATCATGAGCGGGGAATCCCAAAGAAGTCGGCGACTAGCGATACCGTGTTGTTATAGTCGTAACTGATTCGGTCAATCGTGGATAAGCATAAGGCCCGGACTATTGCGTTGCCTTCTGAAGCGTCTAGGGATGCCAGGGAGCCCGACACTATCAGCCTCTGGGCAATTCTTCGCAAGTCATAGGACCGATACAATTCAGTATTGGCGGTTGATAATAGGGCCTCAATTACGATGTCCCCTAGGATCAATGGCTTGCCCGCTGACGGGATATCTACGGCCAATGACCCGTTGAATTTTGCTAGCGTCATTCCTTGGGGGCCTTTGCTGATACAAGCGCTTTAAGCGCCTTGTCGGGGTCTTTGGACAGTAACACCCGCAAGGTTTTCTTTGCGTCGCCTGGGATGAATTCCTCGTCTAGTTCCCCGCCTAACTGCACACGTAGGTTGGCCGCTTTTATCCGGGCTTCCCAGTCTGGCACTATGACGATCCCGTGTTCTCTGGAGTGGATATTCTTTTCAGCCTTGAGGGCTTCTGAGATGGTCTCAACGACTTCCTCGAATGGGATCAGTTTGCGGATCATCCGCGCCGCCGAGGTTTTTAAATCCTGATCGTCCACTGGCAGTAATTCGCTCATGGCCAAACGTTAACTTTTAATTAAACCAAAGTCAAACGTGCCTAAATTCTATGTCGCATAATAACTATTATGTGAAAACGCCCCTATATCGAGCGTATTCGATGCTTATTTTGGCAATAGTTGACGTGTCGTATTGGGGGCAGATTCGGGCGTGGCTGGCGGTGTAAAAAACCCCCTACCCCCCTTATTGCAATGTTGTTGCGTTTGAGAGGGCTCATTTTTCTCTAATCCCAAAACCCGATACTACTCACAAATTCATCCCAAACCAATAAACCAAAATGGGGCCCCGATCGTCCTCAATCCACACTCGAAACAATAACCCCCTGTTTAATCGCCTCAGCAAGCCCATTAACGAGCCTGTAAGGCCTCACAAAACAAATACCCTGATCAGGATCAAAGCAAACCTTCGGTTGGTTAAAACCGGTGGTTAAAACATGCGACTGGGTATCAATATCGTTCATAATGATCATTATCCCGCGTCTACGCGCCCGCGTCTACTGTATTCAGACTACGTAACTGTGCCCTGGTGGTGGTTTTTAAAATATTAAATTCCATAGGATTAAACATTCCTCAATAGCCCATTTCTTAATTTCAATCATTTAGGAACATAGACGTATACACGTTGGATACGTGCCCTTCTAAGGTACGAGTTTAACGCGGATACAGGTACGCCCATATGATTGGCGATATCCACCTGTAGCCAACCGAGATTGAGCCAGGCGATTATCTGATCCCGGTTCCATTTAATTTTAGGTTTCATATTCGAGACTATATTTAATTGACGTGTTCCCGTCAATGCATTGAAATAATACCATGTGTATAATACGTCAGATTGGGGTATATTAATGGGGTAGGAAAATTTAATCAAATGAGGTTTTGAGAAAATGAATAGTGTGAATGATCTTTTGTTTGGAATGGCCGGGATATTTATGTTCGGGGTCGTGATTCTTTCAAGTTTAGGGGCACCATTTTCGACCGCCTGTCAGTTCGGGATAGTGTTGGTTCCAGTCGTTTGGATAGTCGTTTCTGGATGTCTATTTTTGGCTAAAGAATTTGAAGCTCGAACACAAAGGGGCAATTAATATGCAACACAAACACGCAATCGAAGTTAAATATCTAGGCCCAACGTACTCATGCGGCTCACGATTAAAGGTCACGTCCCGCCGATTTAATCAGTCTCTGACTTTCGGTGTCGACTATACGACCACGGACCTATCAGAGATGGCGGCGCGTGAGCTTGCCCGCCTAGGCTTCACCTTCGACACCTACGCAGAAACCAAGGCCGGATATGTGATCCTAGTAAACGAGTTTAAGGGGCTTAAATAATGAAAATGACATTTGAGGCCAACGTGGATGGGACATTCTCTATCGATTATGACACGGCAGTTGACTTGCTTGAGTGGTATGAGGAAGCGTCAGAGTGTACCGACTACAAAATATCGGTTAGGCGTGATTTTAAGGCTAGGGCCACGGCAATTAGAAAAACTTTAGACCAATATGAGGAACAAAAATGAAACTAACTATAAATATTGAATTGGGGAATTCTGCATTTGAGGATAATCGATTTGAATTAGATGAAATGTTGGCCAAAATATCAGGCCAAGCCAAGGCTTTTTGTGGGGATAATTCAGGGTGGGGGGTTCACAACATGGGAATAATCGACTCAAACGGCAACGGCGTAGGAACGTGGGAAATAAAATGAAGTGGTACACGGCAAAGTTGACGCCAACTAACGGGTCAACTTGGCTTTTGTTGCAATCGTTCCCAGATAAACAAACGGCCATTTTGACAGCACTCCGCGCCGCAAAAAAATGGAAACCACGACCAAGTTCCATTGAATGTAAGATAACCGAACACGCTATAGCCGAAGCCCAGTACATAGAAACCGAAGTTTATGCAGAAACAATCAAGAAAAGGACTAAAAAATGATATTCACAATGCAATTTGAGATACCCGAAGAAGAAACCCAAAACTACCAAGAATTTATTGAGATGGTTTTGACTGAGACGCGAATAAAAGTAGATGAGGGGTTAAATGAGGGGGTTTGCCGAGACATAAACGGCAATACTATAGGGGACTTTTATGTTGGATAAAATTAGCTACTCAGCCGAGCCAATCCAAACCGGTGAAATTATCACGGGCATGATCCCGCCAGCCCACAAATTACAGTTAGAACGCGAAGCGGGGTTGGGTATCAAATATTTTAAACTATCAGATATAGAAGGGTCCGAATATTTTAAATCTACCGACTTAAAAAAGGCCGCCATCCAATGGGCACGCATGATTTATGGCCGGTCGGCGTCGGTTCACTGGTTAACCGATTGCCAATTTCAGGTACTTGTTGAGCTTAAAGGCGGGCAGATATTGCCAATTAACAGAATCATTAAAATAGAGGTGACGGAATGACCGATGAAACAATGCCACAAGAAAAACCCCAATACTGGATATTCACGTTTATGGGGAGCCAGCGGGGGCTATCCGACAAGTTCATGGAAATTTACGGTACATATTCAAGCGCAAGGGGGGTGATGGAGGACATGTTCGGGGAAAAATGGGCCTTTCAGTACGAATCAAAAGAGGCCGCGGGGGTTACAAAATACGAGTTAACGGAGTTGAGTTTATGAAAATACAAGTGATCCCAATATCGGAAAGACTCGAAGCAATCGAGCGGGTCGCCTGGAAGCGTCACACAAGAATTTTTGACGCCCTAATGTCTACCCGTACAGTCCCACTACACAAGGCCATCGAATGCGCGGATAAACACGTTTTAAAATATCTCGATCACATTATGGGCAAATTAAAGGCAGACAACGCATCCAAAAACACCATTGCGTATGTTCAGGGCCTTATCGCTGGCTATTCATTAAAATTACAAGGGAAAAACTAATGAAAACCTATCTCAAAACAACCGAAACCGGCGCAACTGACGATTATCCCTATGGACGGCTCAAATGCCGGGCCACGTTTAAAGTCGAATTTAATCCAAAACGGGGTTTCCGGTCCGTATTCCAGACGATAAACCCAAAAACGCAACGCCAAAACGCACCTAAAAAAGGAACCTATTCGCCAATCATGGTGGTACTTAAAAATGACGATGGCCAATTTAAATTCCTCACCAAATTATTCCATGGGTTCCAGTCGATCAACGTTCATTCCGCCTGGATGGCAACCAATTTTTATTTATTCACCCCTGAAGAAATTAAGTATATTTACTTCCACGTGGTTTGCGTAATTCGGGCAGAAGCAAAAGGAATGTGTGATTATTGTGGGGCCAATGCCGACGGCGTGATAGACGTCGTGGGGGCCACGGTAAAGATTCTTGTCAACGCGATAAAGTCCGGCAAAAACGTATTTGACCAAATAAAAATAGACATCGAGGCGCTCGAAGCGCTGAAGGTTCCAGACTTTAATCCGTTTACGATAACAGAATACAAAATGATTGGAGCCAGCTAATGGCAACAATTAGAGAGTGGCTGACAAAAAAAGGTTTCGACTTCGAAAAAGGCGAAATTATTTATCATTACGTCGGGCTAGGCCAAACCCCCGGATGGAGCGAGGCTAGGTCTAGGCGAAAAATAAAAGCGTCTAGCAAGGTTTTAGACTTTGAATTTGATCGCGGTTTCGGTGGACCAAAATGTCCGAGATTTATAGCAGAGGATGATAATAGGATTTACTTTCCAGCGCAGTACGACGGGGCAACTTGGTTGCAGATAATTCACAAAGATATGACAAAATACCTGCATGACGATATCGAAACGCCATATCCGGGAGGCGGCTAATATGCCACAAATCACATTCAAAAAAGACGCCGTTATGGCCATGCTAGAAAAAGCCGCAAAAGCAATTTCTCAAAAAAAACTAGCCGAAAAAATGGGGATATCAAACTCATTTTTAAACGACGTGTTGCAAGGACGTCGAAACATAACCTCCAAGATCCTAGACCACATGGGCATGGAATCCGAAACAATCTACAAATTGAAAGAAGGAAAAGGGCCACTGCAATGGCTCAACACGATAGAGCCGAGCTAGCGAATACTATCCGAAAGGTGATTCATGACCATTTAAAAAACTCGGGGGAGGACTTTAGCACAGCGATAGCCGAAGTCTCTTTTGCGCTATGTCTCTCTCTGGGCCATATAATTTCCTCATCACAGGCCAACCGCGAAGGAATGGCAGAGGCCTACAAAAATACGATATTAGACGCCGCCAACGCCGCTCAAAAAAAATGGGATGAAAATAAAATGGACTAATTGCAAATGATCTACGATATCAACCTAATACACCCAATCACAAAGGCCCGCATTCTACTAGACGCGCCTCACCAAATGCGGGGTGGAACGTACCAGGTTGGGGGGTCTTACGAGGCCCATTTGAATATCACGTACAACTACGGGATGTATTACTACGCCTGCATGGGAGAAAATGGAATACGCACTATATATGGCATGACCGGAGCCGAGAGTATCCCAATCCTAAAAAAATGCGCTGACGAACTAGGGGATGACACAGACCCCAATTACTGGAAGCCGACAGAGGGGAACGCAAAGGCTGGATTGCTTCAAATTATCGCAATCGCTCAAATGCGACCGGACTGCGTATGGGACGGGGATTGATGTAAATCTACACCACGACAAGCTTGGAGTAATATTACACACAAAAAAACCGGCCCAAAATGCGCTTGAATCAGAGGCGTGGCCGGTAAGTTCAGCGTGATGACTCTGGTGGGATTCGAACCTCACACATTCCGGCCATAAAGTGCGACCGGGTTCTACCATTGGAATTACAGAGCCATCACTTATTGAGTATATCGCGTCTCAAATATCGCGCCGTTACCGGACTCCGGCAACCGTTGTTTTTCCCGATATATAGTGAGACACATCGGGAA